AATGAAAAAAGTAATTAGACTTAATGAAAACGATATAGAAAATCTTGTTAAAAAGATTTTAAAAGAAAATGAAAGACCTAGAGGTGGAGCTTTATATGGTGGCAGATCTGAGATAGTGGATGAAGTTGTGAATAGAATTGGTGAGTATGGTGATGATTACATATATGAACTTGAACAACTTAATAGTAGATTTCCTTCAACTAAATACAAAAAAATTAATCCCCCAAAAACTGTTGAACTTCCAAAAGGTATTAAAGTAAAAAGCACTGTCTATCCTAATAGATAAAAAAAGGGACTATTCAGTCCCTTTTTCTTTTATTTCTTTTTCCCATTCAGGTTCATAATCTTTCCAATTTTTATACTCATAGATTTCATTAATCCCTAATAGTCTGTAATTAATACCCTCAATGTTTGCAGTCCAATCTCTGTGGAAATGACCGTAGAACCAAAAATCAGGTTTATTTTTCTCTTTCAAAATATCATACATCTTAGTTAAGAGGTCTCTTTCTTCTCTTAAATCAACGTATAATTTAGGGTCTTCCTTGGCAAATTGTTCAACCAAATAACCAAAACCTATTTTATTGTCAGGTGCACAAAAATCAGGTGCAGTGTGAGTTACAACAATATCAATGTTTTCAAAAGTTTTAAGTTTTTCTTCATCTAAAACAAAAACTTCGTCATGCCAATGAAGTTCAACCTCACGATTAACTCTTGCATACTCAAGTTGTTCTCTCATACGAGGTCTACGGTCAACACTCACAGCACCACCAACACCAAGGATTTTAGTACCTTCAATATCAATCACAGTATAATCAGCTAACAAATGTAGGTTATCAAAATGGTTAGCTAAATGACCGTCAAAAAACTTAGGGTTATCGTGGTTACCACGGATGGCATACATTTGGATATTGTACTCTTTTAAGAATCGATTTAACTCCCCAAGGGTATTCATATCGTTATACTCATTGGTAAATCCAATACCGAAATCACCTACCTGATAGATAGTACAATCCTTTATTTTATGTGTTTTGATGTACCACTTGATATGGTTAAAGTTACCGTGGATATCACCTAAAAACAATAATGGCTTTTTCATTTTTTCTTTACTTTATAAATTTCTAACAATTGAATTGGTTTTAATTTTTTAATCTTGGCGAACAATTCTATCGCTAATTCAAGACTTTCGGTTTTAATCTTATTTACGACATCACCCGAGTTGTTTAATAAATGATATTCTTCCATAATACACTCTTTATTAAGCAAATATACTACAAATGTATTAAAAAATAAAATCCCTGAGAAAAAATTTCAAGGATTTTTTTGGCTTGCAGTTGAGGGAGGGACTCTCACCCTCCAAAACCTCTTTTCGTGTATAAATTCTCGGGGTACCCTATTTATACCTTATTATTTGAGACCAGCCTATCCGTCAATAGTCCGTGTATGTTTTCCACCACTCAGCCTAATATAAATGTAGATGATTATTTTCAGACTGTCAAGAAATAGTCTAAATAAAATTAAATTGTTTTAAAATTTTTTCAGGTTCTATCGGACCGTCCTTGACTATTTTCCAAGTACCGTTTCTAACTTGTTCTACAATATCTCTCACAGGCCAAGGTGGGTAAACATCTATCTCTTCATCCCCATGGGTTATTATTAAATTAACAACTCTTTCACCTTCTTGTTCAAAAATATCACTTAATTTAAAAACAGCTCCTCCATTAGAAAGTATTATAACCCCTTCTTTTGGTTTCCATTTTGGTTTTTGTCTATGTTTACTAAACTTACTCAAAACTTATAGTAATTTTTTACAACCTCAGTTATCTCTTCTTCTGATAGATAAAATTTACCCATAGCTTGTTTTATCAAATAAATAGGGCTAATATCATTAGGTTTAACGTTATCAAGAGCTTTTTGGAGTCTTGCCTTTTCCATACCTGTATTAATTTCGTCGAAATATTCGTTTTTTATATTACTCATAGGACAAAGATAAATCATATTTTTTGTTATACCAAAACTTTCTGTTGTTTTTATCCACCAAGTTGGCCATGTCTTTTCTACCATAACATTTTAACCATTGACTAAAAGTTAATTTATCTTGATTGAATGGATTGGTCCATTCTTTTAATTGACCCCCACCAATAGAGTAAGTTTCCAAGGGGATTGTTCTACATAGTTCAAAAATTATTGGTTGTTTACCAATATACTCTTTGGCTGATAAAAATGGGTTCTCATCGATACGATAAAGAATTTCAGCTCTTAAGTAATTACCTATACCGTTAAAATATTGTTGGTTCATTAATACTTCATAAATTGGTTTTTGAAATATTTTTTTGTTTAAATTATCTCTAACATTTTTAACAAAGTTATCCCAATCTCTAATAGGGTCTGGTCCTCTTTTATTAGACCAATTATTAGACCACTGCCATCTAGCAAACCTTCTCATATCAACTAGACAAAGAGACTCACCGTCATCGGTATCAAATATAAGGTGTGCATGTTTAGGTAATTTATCTGAAGGGGTTATTTGCCAATTACCCGACATACCCATGTTACATATCATGACTTGATTATCAAAATGTTTAAAACATTCAGGTTTGCGACAAAACTTAATCATAAACTCTTTACCCCTAGTTTCTGATGTAATAGAAAAACCAAGAGACCAAGAACCTGTTTTTAAATCAGTTTTAACTTTACTGACATCAGATTTTCTAACGTTAACAAAAGTCTTACCTTCAACCGTTTGGTTGAAATATTCTGACATTATTTTTACTTCACTCCACTCAGGCATAATATTAAATTTGATATTTATAATAATAAGAAATTATCTTATTTTAGAACAGCTCGAAATATTTATATTTGATGGAAAATTTAATCACAGAAGGAAGATACGACCAAGTAACAACTGAACTATCAAGAGAAATTGTTAGTGCAGCTAAAAGAGGTATTAAAAGATATCAAACACAAATTAATTTATTTTCACGTACCAAAGTTGACATCAGTGTTTATTTTCACTATGACGATGAAGAACCGATTGATATTTCAGCTGGTACATATATAAACCCTAAAGACATTCGTCCACATTATAAAAATAAAAGAATTGTTTTTCACGTTAATGTACCAAAAACAGAAAATTTAAGGTTACAAAAAATGTCTGAATTGGTTCCTGAAGTTAAAAACGTTGTTCGTCATGAAATTGAGCATGTTGCTCAATCAAAATTTAAAGACAGAGAAAGAAAAGGATTTTTTTCTTCAAAACGTGGTTTTTACAGTGATGAGGCAGCGGCTAGAGGTAAGGGAATAACTTATTTTGAATATTTAATGGAACCTTACGAGGTTGAGGCATATGTTAGAGGATTATACAAAAAGGGAAAAACATTAAAACAACCCCTTAATGTTTTACTTGATGGTTGGCAAGACTATCTTGAAAATTCAACAAATTTAACAGATGAAGAAGTTAACCAAGTAATGAATGCTTGGAAAGTTTACGCTAAAAAACATCTACCTCAATCACCACTAAGATTGTATGGTTATGTCGATGCCCCTGAAAACGTTAATGAAGATATTGGTTTTAGACTTTCTTATATGAAACCTGAAATAAATGTTATAATAAATTTCAGTGCACCTGATGCCAATAAAGATTTAAAGCCTATCTTAGAGGAGATTTTGGAAAAGAAAAACATTAAGATTAATTCAATATCTGTCGGTACTGGTGTAAACAAAAATTGTAGACTTGACGTTGGTTTTTTTAATGAAAGAGATGTACAACACTTAATAGATGACTTACATAGAGAACTGATGGTAGTTCACGATGTTAGAATTAAAGACGTTACTCATTACATAAAATAATTAATTAAAAATAGTTCTTATGGGGTTAAAAGATAAAAACGGCAAAGAAATCAAACTTGGCCATGAATTAAATGTTCCTTTGGAAGTATTTTCAAATGGATATGTCGTGTTGGATAAAGAAAATCAATTGTCTTTAGAACTAAGACATGAATCCAAAAAATTACCGTTAAAACACTTTAACGAAAATTTCATCGCTCAAATAGAAATTCTTAATTAGTAACCCCGGTGAGATTCGAACTCACGATCCCTATATTAAAAGTATAGTGCTTTAAACCAACTAAGCTACGAAGTCATTAGAGTTCGGTACAGGACTTGGACCTGTGTTTCCAGTTTTGCAGACTGTTGCCTAACCACTCGGCCAACCGAACATTTGTGGACACAGGGGGAATCGAACCCTCTAATCAACTCATTGCAAGTGAGTGAGTCTGCCTTTGACTTCTGGCCCATAATTTGTGAGTCACGCTTAACTCACTGTCCCTTGTACTTCGGGCTTACCTAGAAAACTAGGAGCGTTTTTGAGCGGGTAGACAGAATCGAACTGTCGTCTCTAGTTTGGAAGACTAGAGTAATAAACCACTATACGATACCCGCGTGGCGGTCTATGACGGTTACGATCCGTCTACTTATCCGTGACAGGGATATATGATAGCCACTTCACCAATAGACCTTTTGTCGTGTAGACAGGACTCGAACCTGCATTTTCTTGCTCCCAAAGCAAGCCCCTCACCAATTCGGGACACTACACGTTTTAAGAATAGAGAATAATGAAAGAGTATTTTTTTTACTGTGGATTCGAACCACTTTAGTCAATTTTACAGATTGATTGTTTACCGATGTAACTCAATTCTCCGCTTCTATTCTTGTGAGAGAGGTGGGATTCGAACCCACTCAGACGAAAGCCACTTGTTTTACAGACAAGCCCAACTCTCCAACTTTGGCGTTCTCTCAAATTTTAACATAAACAAAAACCCCACAACTTTTTCGGATTTCCTACTCGGTTGTGGGGTTTAAAAACTCTTAATCTCGTATACTTTTATGAGACGGAATTGTACATACCACAACCATTCAGAGGACAGCCTTTATCGGCCTTCCCTGCTTTCGGTGCGTTAACTTGATATGTATAATTCTTTGTCATTTTGTTTTAATTGTTTATGTTTTTAGGGTTTTCGTTGTCGACAGACCCCGTACTGTACCTGTCTTTTTTTAGGGGTAGTTCCTGAAACCCGTTAGAACCACAACTTCATTTAATAAATATACACAAATATATAAAAGTTTTTATTGACTGTCAACGCTTTGTGTTAAGTTTTTGTTAAGAAAAAGAAACCCGAGTTTTATAGCTGATTGCCAACTTCAACTTAACTATACAAATATACGTATTTTTTTAATTAAATTCTTCCCAATCAGCTTTTTTAATTGATTTTATTTTTCCGTTTTCTGCTTGACCGACAAACTCATACCAAATGGTTTCTTTTGCTCCAATACCAATATTTTTATTTACACTGGTGTAAAATATAAAAGTACCTGTGTAATTTAAATCAACAATTTTAATATTGGTTTCTCTAATAGAACCAGCTAAGGCTATTATTGTACTAACATCAGAGTGTGGTCTTTGGTCCAAAGGTACTTCTTCCCAATCCGATTCTTTAATTTGTAATTTATAAGGAAAATTTCTATCAACAAAAGAGTGTTTGTATTTTAATTCTTGGTCTTCAACAATATGGATATCGGTTAGAATATTCTCAAAATCTTTGCTTTGCCAACCTTTAACTTCATTCAATAGAGACTTTTCTTCTTGAGTTAGATCAGGAAGAATATTAGCATCTAATATTAAATTATCAAACATTCCCATTTTGTCTTGCTTTACAAGCTTTACAACCAGTTTTTGGTGAACCTCCTGTTAGTTTAGGTCCCCCTGCGAAAAAACGCCCACGTAGATGGTTGGTTAATCCTATAACTACAGTCCAAGAAAAACTAGTAGCGAATACATATTTCGCTATATAAGGGTCGGTGTCAATAAAGACATCTATTACTGAATTAAATGACAAATAAATTGCTGTTAAAAACCATACGAATAATCCGATGGTAAAGGGTAGGTTGTATTTTGATGTTATCATATTTAAAATATTAAGTTTGCGTAATCGTAATTTAATCTTATTGTAATATCACCAGTTGGAGAACCAGCGTTAGGAACAGTAACAGTTCTATCATAAACTATTTCATGGTGCATTTCTTGAATAAAAGAACCATAAAGTCGCCATTTTTCTTGTGTCACACCAACTGGGTCTAATTTCTCTAATGTAACATCGAACTTTCTATCCGATTCCATCCATCCACGTAAAAATTCAACAACATCTACATCAGAAATTGTATCTACTATTTTAAGTTCTATGGGAGTCCAAGTTTGTCTAACAGGTAGATAATTTCCATTAATTACTTGTCTTTCAACATTAGTATTAGGTCTTGATTCTACTCTAACAAAAAATAAAATATCACCAGGTGCTGACCTAGAAATATCTAAAATATTGTTAATAGGTAATCCATGTATTTTTAAAACCCAACGGTATCTAATTCTTTCTTCGTAATTTAAAGTTATAGGCCTAAAGAAAAATTCTCCTTTAACCAACACACCCATTGAATGTTCTTTTATATTCTTTTTAATCACAGTTAAAATATATTCAAGAGATTTAAGATTGTAAATAATTCGAATATTTATATATAACTATGAGTGTTATCCCAATGTCATACAAAGATTTTTTAAAGAATCCTGTTATAGGTATTCTTTTCCTTTCATTGTTTGCAATAACTTATTTATACCTCGATAATAAAAGTAATTATAAAGATGTTATTTCAAAACAAGAAAATCGTATTATTAAACTTGAAGGTACTGTTGAAAGACTACAAGTTGAGGTTAATAGAAGAGATAGTTTAATAATGGTAATTAATAGTAGATTAAATAATTTAAAAAATGATTAAAAAAAATATTAGTTACATTGTTTCATTAGTTTTACTAGTTTTATTGGTTGTGGTTGTAATAATGGATAGGTCAGAAACTTTTGACCGTGTAAGAAATAAACCAAACATAGACACATTAATAGTTCAACCCCCAACTTCAAGTAATGTCGATACTATAATTAAACAAATGGAAGATGTTGATAGTATCTATATTAAGTTGAAACAAGAAAAGAAAAGATTAGAAGCGATTCAAAAAAAGAATACGATGGAAAAATCAAGAATTAAAGATTCCATCATGAAAATCGAAAGATTAAAGGCAAAAGAGGAAAAGTTAAAAATAAAAGAACTTTACGAAAAACAATTAGATAATATACCTAATTATCGTGGTTGTGATATTGATACCTTTAAGGTAGAAATTAAGTAGTCCCAGAAGGATTCGAGCCCTCATTTTAAAGTCCGTAACTTTACGTGTTATCCATTACACTATGGAACCATTTGGTAGAGATGGAGGGAATTGAACCCCCGACCTTGATGGTATAAGCATCCTGCTCTCACCCCTGAGCTACATCTCCATTCGCGGAAGTGGTGGGTGCCGACCCCACTCATCCTAAGACCTACAAGTTTAGCAAACTCGCCCCTTTGCCGATTGGGTACACTTCCAAAATTTCCCGACCTAGCTCGTGAATACACATCGGATTTGCACGCCCTGTAGGATTTCAACCCACCCTTTTAGTTTTGGAGACTAATGTGCTAAGCACTAACACTAAGGACGCTTATTTCACTAAAGTACAAAAACGACCCAGGTAGTAACGGTGGGAGTCGAACCCACTTTTCCCATGGTATCAGCATGGTTCCTAAACCGTTCAGACACGTTACTATTTAGCGGATTGTATAGGAGTCGAACCTATTATGGCTTGATTAACAGTCAAGTGCTATTCCTCATTAGCTTACAATCCTTAAAAAACCCCAGGGTATCTGATGGGAATCGAACCCACGATCTTCTGAACCACAATCAGACGCTTTAGACCAACTAAGCTACAGACACCATTTGCGGAAGCGAAGGGAATCGAACCCCCAAACCTTTTACAGCCGCTTGTTTTCAAGACAAGTTCCTCGTCCATTCGGACCACTTCCAATATTTTAAATAACAAAAAACCCACCTACATTTTTCATGAGGTGGGTTCCTTTAATCTTATAATCCTATTTTAGTTCAGATTAGACAAAACACACCTCATATAGTCCGAATTAATTCGGTTACTAATGTTTATCGATATGTTATGCCAATTCTTCATTGTTGTAATTATTGTTTGTTTATAAATATGGTACAAAGATACTAAAGTTTTTTTATTTGTCAATTAGTTTTCTTCTTTTTTTTCGGATTTTATTTCATCCATCATTTTTTTAATTTCAGCAGCCTTCTCATATCTTTCTTGTTCAACCGCTCTATCCAAAGCTATCTTAAGTTTTGCTAATTTAACATTCTTAATTTCTTCAGGACTACTTTCTTTTTTCTTACCAAATGTTTTTTCCCATCTTCTAGCAATTTCATCAGATAAATCTGTTTCATCACCGGCACTTGAAGACCTACTAAATGAACTGTAAGAGATTGAACCGTCAGGTGATGTCCAATTTTTAGTTTCCCATTCACCGTTTTCATCCTTACCACTTTCAATGTCTAATTCATCCTCTGGAATTTCAAAATTCTTCTTGAAGTCTTCTTTTGAAGTTAGAGGTATAATTCTAAAATCCAAAGGAGTTCCAAAATCTTTTTGAGAAAGTAACATTTTCATTAATTCTTGAAAATCTTTTTGAGCCCTTTCCATTTCTCTTTTGAAATCTTCATCGTTTTGCATACGATTGTTAAATTTTTCCCAACGATTCATAAAATCGTCATTAAATTCATCATCATTATCAAAAATTCCCATAGTAATTGTTTTTATATAAATATCGTTACGATATTTTATTTTGTCAAGCCATAAAAAAAGGGACCTAAGTCCCTTGTGGTAGCGGGGCTTGGAATTGAACCAAGAAAACCGAGCTTATGAGACTAGTTGGGCAACCTGCCTCCCCGCAATATAGTACACAAGGGAGGACTTGCACCTCCACCCACTTTCGTGGATATAATCCCTGTTCAGTTCTAAAGATTTCTTTTCCCCATTTAAGATTATAATGGTATGGGGGACCTTTTCATCTATAATATATAATTATTATATTTAATAACCCACTAAGCTATTTTGATTTCTTTTAGCCGTTAGTAGAGTTTTTAATTCTACCACCACATCCCTGTGGTCTTAAGGTCAGACTTTCGTCCTTTTAGTGGGGTCACCTTACATCATTGATGGTTTAGTTTAAAGACCTAAATCCAAATCCTCACCATGACGAAAGAATTTAGAATAAGTACGTCTACCCATAAGGTCTTGTTGATTTTTTGAGGTAACCTCAACAACATCCTACTTTAGATTTCCTGAACGAGTTATACGCGTCTGCATTTCGCCACTCGTGTATGTAAAAGAACGTTTTTGTCCATCCAGTTGGATTTGAACCAACTTACTCTTATGATGTTCGTCTGTCATGAACAGAAAGGGCGACATCATCGTCACTGTGTTTTACTACATAAACTACAGATGGTCTTGTAGCGGGGGCCCGACTCGAACGGACGATCTCCAGGTTATGAGCCTGGCGGGATACCATCTTCCACCACCCCGCAATGTTTGTACCGAGAGAAGGACTTGCACCTCCAAGGTCTACTGCCGTCCCGATCTGTTAGATACAATTGGACTCTTTCGACCATTATCATCACCCATTAGTTTTGTATGTAGGAATCGGACCTACTCTTACCCTTTTAGGGGTCGTGCTTACCAAATACACTAATACTATTCAAGAGTGTGTTAGACAACGTGTTTACCGTTTCACCACCTCGGCGTGTTTTTCAAATAACAGTACAAATATACTAACTTTTTTATTCTCCGTCAATATCTTTTAAATATTTTTTTAATTCACCATTACCTTTTGTATGGATAGGATCGAAGGGACAATGTCTACAGCCTGAGCCACAACATTTACCCCTTCTTTTAAGATAAGATTCGGTCATGATTATCTGACCTTTTTCAAGGTAATAATCTCTCCCTTGTTCAAATTTAAATTCCTTTCCTTCCATTATTTATCGTTCATTAAGTATGGTTTCCAATCTTCATTAATCTTATTCATTTTATGTAAGAAAAACAAGTAACTTGGGGTAAAAGGCTTATACTTTAATACCATATCTGTTTCTTCAAGTAATCTATCACCCTTAGAAACGTTACACTTCATACAACAAGTAACTAAGTTGGTCCAACTATTTTTTCCACCCCTACTTCTTGGTACAACGTGGTCAAGAGTTAAAGTATCTTTAGAACCACAGTACAAACATTTGTAATCATCTCTTCTGTAGATGTTAAATCTTGAGAGAGTTACTTTTTTGTAAGGGAAATAAACATACTTAACTAATCTAATTACAGAAGGTCTATCATAGTCCTTACCTGCAGATATTGGATCCCCTTTTGAGGACACAATCTCCGCCTTACCCTTGTATATCAATCTGAAAGCACGTTTCAGTTGCATTACGGTAAGTGGTGTATAATCTGCGTTTAATACTAAAATCATAATCTTTTGTTTTTAAATTTATTCTTAAAGACCATAACTTTACTTTGTACTCGGGGAGGGACTCGAACCCTCACGACTTTTAGTCAAAGGATTTTAAGTCCTTCGTGTCTACCATTCCACCACCCAAGCGTGTGATATAATTATAGTAATTTATTTTGTCTTTATCAAGTGGAGTGGGTCAGATTTAAACTGACTGAGAACTTTCATCCCTTTCGAAATAACTTGGCCATGACCCCAAGTCTCTCACCCCATATTTTTTGTACCCCCAGTAGGATTCGAACCTACAAAAACTTATTTCTAAGACAAGTGCGTATACCGTTCCGCCATGGGGGCCTTTGAGGTTGGTGAGGGTCTTGAACCCACTCAAGGTAATACCATCACTGAATACAGTTACTCTTTACCTACGTACACGTCCCACTGTGAAGCCATTTACAGTGACCAACCATTTGTACCCCCAAGTGGAATCGAACCACTGCCTTTTGGATGTAAGCCAAATACGACTACCATTACGCCATGGGGGCGTTTGTAGAAAGAGAGGGAATCGAACCCCCAGCATCTTGTGTTGAACAACATCTTTAAAGTTATGTTTCAAACTCGTCTCTTTTAAACATCAAGAAGTTGTATCCTGTCCCAAGTACAAAACGTTACAGACTTTGACATCTTTCTATTTGAGCTCCCACCCAGAATCGAACTGAGTTATCCTGATTACAAGTCAGGTGCATCACCACTTATGCTTTGGAAGCGTTGTACCGTATGTGGGTACCGACCCCACCAAATCAGTCTTATGAGAACTAATCGTACACCTGTACTTACGGCTTATTTTTGTGGACCTTTTCAGTTTCGAACTGAACTCTTACCCTCTTCAGGGGTACGCTTTCACCAGATTAGCTTAAGGTCCATATATGTGTCTCTCCACATCTGTCACCACAACTTATTTATTTTATTTCGTTAGTCTGGTTCCAACGATGTATGTTTTCGGGGATAGAATCGAACTACCATTAGATGCTCCAAAAACATCTGTCCTGCCCTTAGACGACCCGAAAGTGTAAAAACAAAAAACCCGAAGATTTTTACGTCCTTCGGGTTTTCTAATTAGTTAATATTTTAAATGATTAACTTAGACATAGGAACCCGAGTTCAGTTTGTAAAAACTGAAATAACACCGTTAGTGTCATCACGAATAATATGTTTGTTAAGTTTTTCATTTGATTTCCTTTATTTTTTAATAAATATGATACAAAGATACTAAAGTTATTTTATTTGTCAAGATATTTTTTTATTTTTTTTTAGAAACCATATTCATTTCTGGGTTCGTTGGGACTTAAGTCTTGTAGTTCCATCATTTCTTCAGTCACTTCTTCTGCTGTTAAATAACCTTTAACGTCACCGTCACAACTTCTCCAAATTTCAAAAGTTGTTATTCCATCACCATAAAGACCTATACCACCACCAACAACTGATATACGGTGTCCGTTATCAAATTCCATGATAGCCTGTTTTCCACCCATACCATTACGATGTGGGTAAAACTTTAAATCCTTAAAGGTCTTATAACCATGATAAGGATCTGTTAAATTATGCCTCTGTATTTTCTTGTGTGGTTTCAACTGATTTTACTTCTTCAATTATTTTTTTATACTCCTTTAACAAATTTTCATAAGATGCCAAATCCAATGGTTTAAGTCTGTTAAAATATTTTCCGATTTTTGATTCTGCCATTGTGATTTCACGATTTTTAATTTGAAACATAAGGTTTGCAACTTTTCTTTCTAAGGTCTCGATTTGTTTATCTGGGTTCATATAATTTATTTTTAATAAAGATAATGATAAACTTATATAAAATCAAAATATTTATAACATATGTCTGATATTAGAATAAAAATAAAAGAAGAGGTTTTAAAATTCCGTCAAGAGATTTTATCTGAAGAAATGGTACAATCTGATGCTTACAAAGCTTTATCAAAAACTTTAAAAGTGTTAAAGAAAAAGAATAAAGTTTTATTATTAACTTGTTCCAACAGATTTAATTGGGATGATAACAATATTGATGTACCAAAATCAACAATTATTGCTCACTACTTGGAGGAAGAATTGGGTGATAAAGTTGTTTTAATAGATGTTCCTGAATTAAAAATATTTGCATGTGAGGGTAATGTATCAAGAAAAGATGGTAACAGTTGTGGTCTTAAAAAAGCCTTATTAAAAAACAAAGATAAAAATCCTTCAGGTTTTCATAGATGTTGGGCAAGTTTTAATAATAAATCGGATGAATTGTGGAAAATTTCAAAAGAATTGTTTGAATCTGATGCTGTAGTTTTCTTTAGTTCTATTAGATGGGGTCAGGCCAATATGCATTACCAAAATTTAATTGAGCGTTTAACTTGGATTGAAAATAGACACAATACCTTGGGTGAAAGTAATATTATAAAGGATATTGAATCAGGTTTTATCTGTGTAGGTCAAAATTGGAATGGTGAAAATGTTACTGAAACTCAGAAGAAAGTTCACGATTTTTACGGTTTCAAAACAAATAATGATTTATATTGGAATTGGCAATATACCAAAGATGTTTATGATGAAACGCAAGAGTCTTATAAAAAGGCTTACGGTAAATTTATTAAAGACACAAAAATCTAAACAAAAATAATTTTCCAATTACCCTCAAAATCCTCAACCAAACAGGTAGAGTTTTCACAAAAATCACCAGAGTTCATATAATCAACTTCTAATTTTGGTTGGTGTATATGTCCGCATACGGCGACATCGTAACCTTTTTGTTTTGTTAAATCTTTAGCATTTTTTTCAAAATCTGAAACAAAATTTATTGCACTTTTAACACTTTGTTTAATTGTGTTTGCTAATGAGTGGTACGGTAGATTAAAAGTTTTTCTTATTTTATTATACATTGTATTTAATCTTATAACAAAATCATAAGACCAACCACCCAAAACAGCTAACCATCTAACTTCCATTATAACAAAATCTAAAACATCACCATGAAAACAGTAATATGCCCTACCATCAATACCAGTATGTACATACTTCCTAACTATTTGAATATTGTTCATTGTAAAAGGTATAAAGGGTTTTAAAAAATCATCATGATTACCTCTAATGTAGATAACCTCACAACCTTTTTCAGACCTTTTCATAAACTTTCTAAATATCTTTGTACAATCATCATTCCACTTACCTTTGTTTTTTAAGGCCCAACCATCAACAATATCACCATTTAATATTAATTTTTCTGATTTATTTTCTTTTAAAAAATTTAATATTTTTTCTGTTTGTGATTGTCTTGCACCTAAATGTAAATCACTCATTATTATTGTTTTCCATTTCATGACCAATAGTTTTTATCGTATTTAAAATAATTTGTATCATTTCTATTAATATAAGACCCAATAAAAATTTTAAACATATACAACAAACCTTTATTATCGAATCTTCTTGGTGTGGTGAAGACTACATTATTTAATACGTCAAATTTATTTGAACTTATTTTACGTGTTAACTGATAATCTTCAGCAATAGTCAGCTTCTCATCAAATCCACCTATTTCTTTAAATTTTTTTGATTTTATTAACATGAAACCACCTAAACAAAACGGTGAAACCCACTTTGTGAGTTTTTGAAACTTATAGAATAAATTATATACATAATTGTATTTACCATTTGATGTGTTGAATTTGCAAGAAATTAAATCTTTATTTTTAAACTCTATATGTCTTACAGAATTTATTAATAGCTCATTATCTAATAAAAATATATCAGCATCTAAAAATAAAACGTAAGGTGTCTTACAGAATTTAAAACCATTGTTTCTAGCGACAGAAGGTAAACCACCTTTTACTACTTTAAGTTTAAAAAAATATTTATCCTCTTCTAATATTTTTTTAGTAAACTTATCATCCGATATATCGGCGACGATAACACTAACATTTTCTATGTCACTTTGGTGATTTAATAATTCTAAGGTTTTTTTAATTGTTAAACCTTCATTTTTACAGGGTATAACAATTGTTAATTTTTTAGATAAACTCATACATATAATTATCTTGGGTGTATATATGTCAAGTTAATTATATGTTAAATTCTAACTAACCGTTTTGGTCTCTTCTTCTACGAGATTTACGTTTAGGTATAAATTTAAATGGTAACATATCAATTTTAATCAATATAGATTCAAATATACCTTTTGTATACCAACCTTCTTCGTTAGGTAATGAAATATAATTACTGTCGGTAAAGTATTGATTGTAATCTAAAAACTCTAAAAGACCCCCTGTCGGTGGTTCCAATGGTTGTACTGTAACTAAATCTAAACCCATTGTTTGTACAGCAACTCTTCTAGCTATAGGCAACATGATATTCCCAAAATCAGGTTGATTATTATCTTGTGGGGCTCTATAACCTTGATTTAAAATATTACCACCGATTTGGTTCCATCTGTTAAAAATTTCTTCTTGTCTATTGTTGTTGTAAAACCTTTGATTGTCATGTAAATCTCGGAGTATTTGTTGGTCAATTTCGTTTCTTATATTTTCAGTCAGTAAAGCAGTTAATTCAGCCTCAGCATCTATATTATGAAAAGCAGTTATGTCTTGTGCCATTTCAGGAGTCCATACAGCTCTAATTCTACGAGTTTCACCAACAACATTAACTGAAGTAAATCTTATATTAATAGTTTCTTTATTTGTTGGGTCGACAAAACAAAATCCAGGTACTGATTTACTAATCATAACGTAATTGTACTATAGTATCCGTTATTTATGGTATTAATTCCGTATCTTGATAACATACCCTGTCTAGGTTGGAAATCTGTCACAAAGTCAACACTCATTATATAAGGTGCCCAAGTATATCCAGGGTTAAGAAAAGGTTGACCTTTACTCCCAAGTATAATACGCCACTTAGGTCCACCCCTTAAAAAATCATGTACCCTAATATCTTTCTCAATCACCATATTAAATAAATATTACTCAACTTCCATTGAAACTGTACACTTAGGACAAGGATAATCAATATTAAAACGTTTATCTTTTACGATTTTTGTACTACCACAACAATCGTATTGTTTAGTGTCCGTTTTTTTCGGATAAGATTGTTGTTCATACAAACATTTTAAAGTTTCGTCGATAATATAAGCGTATCTATGTTTTTGAGTCCGATTAATCCAAACACCTTGCTTATCTTTTGTCGGTCCCCTTGGGTTAACTTTCCATTCACCATTTTCATTAAAGTGGAAAAAGTCTGACTTCTTATCAGTTAAACCATAGTATCTAAAGTTACAAACTTGGTAGATACTTCCATTATGTCGACTATCGTCAGCTAAAGTTATAACTGCTCTAATACCTTCTTTTTTCAATAACCTTATACTATTACCTAAAAGGTAGGAAGTTGCATTAGTACCGTTTAAATCAGGTAATACACATAGTCTACTAAGTTCCATTACTGTTTGGTCTGAGTTTTCTAACCCAAACCAACCTTTAAGTGCCACATTACCTTGTGGATTACTAAAGGTAGTTACACCCATTAATTCGTTTGTTTCCTTATGGTATAAGCCAAAAGAAAATTTAGCAAAGAATTTAGCCTCACCTAAGTAATGATAGGTTTTAACAAAATCGTAAGCAATTTTTTTATCAATTAATTTTATAGTAAAAATTGTGTTCGCCTTTACTTCTCTAGTAATGAACTTTATAATATTATCCATATTATAATTTTAAACAATAAAAATTACAACCTAAATATTTATTAAAAAATAATGTTATATGGCAGAAAAAATTTCAGAATTCAAACTACAAGAACCTTTAAGAACCAATAGATGGTTATTAAAAGTTGGTAAAGTACCAGCATGGTTGGTTCGTTCCACAAACTTAGAGACCTTTGTTGAGAAGGGGAAAACTTATACAAAATTAAATTTTTCCTTATTAAACACGGTTGATTACACAATAGTACCTGATGATGTTATTCAGTTAAGAAAAATTAAATTAGAATTTTTAGATCCAGTTGGTCACGTAATTAACGGTTACGACATGAATGTTGAATTTGAAAAAATGAGTTTAAAGTGTGACTATTCTGATGATGGTTTATTAACACATGAATTTGTTTTCTATGTTAAAAATTTAAATCAACTTCACACCAATGTTGGTGAGGAATCGGAAAAGGAGATTATTGAAAAGTATAAAAACAATAAGAAAAAAGAAAAGGAGAGTGTTTAACTCTCCTTTTTTAATTAGGCCTGAACTTCTTGTTCGGTTTCAACTTCGACCTTAGTCTCGATTTCATCCCAAACAGAGATTAATTCACTAGCGTACAACGCTTCTTTTCCAGTCCAACCTGTTAATATTCCACCTCTATAAAGATTACAAGGTATTAAACTGTTATTGTAACCCGCAACTTGGGTTGTAAATATATTAACTTTTGAGTTAACCTTTTCACGATATTCTTCCACCATTTTAAGTACGTCAACGTAGTTACCACCATTTTCGTGGACATCATTACGATTTATGTTTGTACCGTACAAATTCCCTGTGCCTGCTTGCATATCACTATAGATAAAGATTGTATCATAGTGAACTTTATTGTCAATTGCTTCACGTAAAAACAACCAAATTCCATGTTCACAAGATTGGCCTTGTGCTTTACCTCTTTTACAAGTTTCTTCCAACTGAGTGATAATACCGTCTCTTTTAGAAACAGGTTTTAAACTTAATCTTTCACCAAAAACACCAACATATCCTTCATCAGAACATAATGCCGTGATGATAGAAGATAAGTTTGCAATTTCTGCGATGTGTGTACTTCCGTATTCAGAAGTCATTTGACCCCAAGAAGAACCTGAGTTATCAGACAAACAAGCCACTTTACCCTTTAACTTAGGGAAGTTTGTTAGGGAGATATCCAAACACTCTTGTAAAGTGTCAAGAATCATACCCTTATGGTTGATGGTAATCTTGTCGATTTCCTTATACGCCGTGTAGTAACGGAATGGAAATTGTTTACCGTAAAGAACACCACCTTTAAGGTCGGCCATAACTTTCTTAGCCAACTCAGTATCGTTCACTTCAGTAAAGATACCACGAAGGTTTCTTAAAAGAGCCATGTGTGGAACCTTAATTGTGTTAAGGATTTCCTTCCAATTTTTACCTTGGGACTTAAGTGACTCCCATGTTTGTTCCGTTTCAGAAACAGCCACGTCACCTTTCTTCATTAACTCGTCAATTACTTCTGAGTGAGCGTGAGAAATACGTACCAAGTCAATTAATGACTTTGACTTGTACTTGTGGATTTGGTATCTCCCAAAAGTAGCTAACTTATCGGCCCAAGTACGTTTTACGATTGAAGGGAGATTGTTCTTAGAACCCTTCAAGAACATGTAATAGTCGAATTGATTGGTGATATCATCAGGACGACCAACGATTTCCATACCAATTTTCTTCATAAAACCTGGGTTGGCCTCATTAAACTCAACACGCTTTGGGTGTTGAGATGCTCTAATGAAGATAACCGCTGGGTTAAGTCTCATGAACATTTCATGACGAAGTTTAACCGCGAATTCAAGGGTTGCCTTGAAGTCATAGTCCAATGCGGCATCAATAGCCTTAGTGAAAACATCAGTGGTTGTCTCACTTGGGTCGGTATACATACCCAAAATGTCGTGTCTTTTCAGAGTTGACAAGTTTGAAGGTTTGTCATGAGAACCTCTGTAATAAGAAGGTTCACCGAAGATAGATGAGGCTGCCACGATACGAAGAGTATCAAGTGGGTTTAAGGTATAAGAAATACCACCATCGAAATTTTCTACTGCTTTTGATTTGAATTTTGTCATAACTTAAAATTTAATTATTAAAATATTTTTATTTAACTCTTCTGCTTTTTTAATCGAATCCAATGTACCCTTAGATTTACCATCCCAAAAGGCTATTACCATTTCCGATTCATTTATAATATCACTGTTTCTTATAAATCCCGCTTTTTTACCATATTTTTTCCAATCAGGATAAAAAATCTTGGTTGGTATTTCATTTAACTTTGCGTATTGTTCACCTAGTAAGTCAGCCCCTATGGCCCCACCAGATACTAATAGTGTGATATCTAACGTTGATAAGGTTTCTTTTACCAACCTATAATCACTGAATGTTCTACTGCCTATTACCGCTACTTTCATGTTAATAAAATAAAAAAGTCCCTACAATTTTACTCGTAGGGACTGTCAGGTCTCACTACCGCAGTCTATGGACCGTGGCGTGGACAATATAAGTTCCTATTGAGTATTTTAGATAAAAGTGTTTGTCGTTTCTAATAGTTTTGATGTAACTTCTATCACCGCTTCAACAGAATATGTTTTTGATTTCTTAGATTATCTGAGAATGTTTCAGAATAATGGTTACCTTTTGTGTTCCCACCTAGGGGAAGACCAGGAGTGACCCTGATTAGGTTTGAGAGACGCTAATGAACTCGGGGATTTTGAAGACCCTTCCTAACTTATTAGATTTTAGAGTTGCTAACAAACTCCACATAGTTTTTCATGACAGCTTGACGATAACTTAATACCTATCTTTTAGGTGTCATTGGACTCGACCTGTGAGAAAAAGTCCGTTTTCTGAATCATAGTTGTATTTGATGTAATCATCCCAACCGCTTCAAATAATCAAAGAATCAATATTTTCAAGAACGTTTGTTAATACTAAGTATAAAAAGTGTATCTGTCAATACGCTATTTATACTTTTTTGTTTTTTATTTTAATAAAGTGACATGACCAATAAAATCGTGTCTAAGACCTTTAACATCAGTTATTACGATTTTATAAACATATACTCCATCTTGACATATAACCCCTTTATAAGTACCATCCCATTCTTTATTTGGGGTGTTGTGGATAATACTGCCCCAACGATCAAAAATCACCATGTCATAATTTTTTATTCCACTACCTTTTGGTTTAAATGTTTCATTTATACCATCACTGTTAGGTGAGAATGAATTAGGTACCCAAATTAATAACTCTTCATCAATTGTCAAAATTTTAACCACTGTATCTTTACAACCATGTTCAGTTATCAACATTAAACTAATTGGGTAGTTACCTGGTGTCTCATAAATTTGTTCAGGGGTTTTAATTGTCGATGTCGAGTCCTTTGTTAATTGCCAAACCCAATCATCAATTTTCATTGATTGTTCTAACGGGTAAAAAGTAACTTTATTATCTGACACATGATTTGGTGTATTGGGTAACCAAGTAAAGTCAGCATTTGGTTTTGGATGTACAGTTAATATATTATCATATTTAAAAATTTCTTTGCAACCATTTTTACCTATGGTAGTAATTTTTAAATTATAAAAACCCGCGTTTAAACAAATATTAATACTATCACCTATAAATGTTTTACCATTAAAATCATAACTTACAAGATTAGATTTGTTTTTAACTTTTGAATCGTATAAAAAACAAAATGGTTCACAAATTTTGTTAACATCTAAATTCAATGTTGGTTGTGGAGCTACATTTACTGAAAGTGTAACAGGTGTGTTTATTGTATAAGTCGGACAAGATACGTCATAGACACTAACATTATATATCATGGTACCCATGGCAACACCTGTTTGTATGCCACCATTAGGTGAAGTTAAATAAACACTAGGTTCCCAATGGTAAGCGTAATTTCCACTTCCATTACCTGCTTGTGCTGTTAAAGTAAAACTATCCCCTTTACATAAAGTTTTATCCGTAGGGACGTTTTGCCAAACAATAGGATTAAGTACTTGTAGATTTGTACTTCCATAAGTTTTACATCCGTTTAAATCAACAACTAAACTATAAGTTCCTGCGTTTGATAAATTAACGTTAGGTATAAATAAGTTTTGTGTATTTGAGTTATATCCAGGACCAGTCCAAGTATATGTAGAACCACCTAACGGACCCAATACATTGTAAGTACTATTGTAACATAATTGGTTGTATGGAGTTAGTGTGAAATTGATTTTAGGGTTAACAACTAATGTAGTTGTATTTGTATTGTAACAAGTTAAGTTTCCATTTGTAAATGCGGCTGTAACTATGTAATTTCCATTCCAGCTTGGATTCAGGTTTTGAAAATAAGTTAATGGCTGTACTATATTAAAGTTGTTTGGACCTGTCCAAGTATATGAAATAGCTCCTTGAGCAGTTGCTGTCAAAACAGCATTATCGTTTTCACAAACACTTATTAATGGGACTACGTTTATAGAACTAACTGGTACTACAGATATGTTTGTTGAGTTATAAGTTGTACAAGAAACTGATCCAATACTAAACACTGCTGATACACTATAAGTTCCAGTTGTACTTGATTGAGCATTAAATGTATATGTAGGTAATGTTCCTGTAAATCCATTTGTAGCAGTCCAAACATAATTAGGATTTCCTGCTGCTGTAGCTGTTATTGATAGGTTTGTATTTTGACAAATATTTTGAGGTGGTGTAATAGAAACTGGATTCATTGGAACAACAGATACATTTGATACTGCTGTTGAAGAACAAACTAATGTAGTACTAGGACTTGTAAATGTGGCGGTGACTGAATAATTACCTGAGTTGGTAGGTGTCACAGAAGTTAATATAGGGGTTTGTTGTGTACTACTATAGTTTGGTCCAGTCCAACTAAATGAATTTGCTCCTAATACATTTGCATTTAAACTTATGTTTGTACCTTGACATTGAGTGTAAGTAGGAGTAACAGATACTTGAGATACGGGTACTATCACTAAACTACTATTTGAAGTCACAATACAACTACCTCCATTTGTAAAAGTACTCACAATTGTAAAATTGTATGTACCAGTATTTGAAGGTTGTGCTGATGGTATGGTTGGAGATACTACATTACTTGTAAAGCCATTTGGGCCGGTCCAATTATAAGTTGCAACACCATTACTTAAAATAGTATTTAAAAATATAGCATTACTTCCTTGACACAAAGGGCCATTGTTTGTAATTGAAGTAGATGGATTTGGATTAACCCATATTTGTATTGTAGCCGATGAATTACACCCATTTCCAGGAGCTATATTTAATGTGTAAATACCGCTCATAGCTGTTGAGGTAGCTGTAAAGCTGGGGTTCATTTGACTACTTGTGAATCCATTGGGTCCTGACCAAGTATAGGTGTATGTGTTAGGATTTCCTGATCCTCCAGTTATTGTAGTGTTTATATTTACTACTTGGCCGACACAAACAGGTGAGTTACTAGTTAATGTTATTGTTCCAGTTCCTGGAGGGTTAATACCAACATATAACATATAGTCTTCACATTCACCATAAGTGTAAGTGTTGCAAGGATCTATAAAATTACCACTAGTAGAATAAACACAACGAACTCTCAATCTATATGCTCCAGGTGCTTGTGTTGGTGGTACTGTAAAGTTTCCTGATATAAATGTTCCTGCGGGTGGTATTCCAGTTCCAATTAATCTTTCCGCTGGTAAGTTAAATACACCATTGTTATTCCAATCTACAAATAAAGCAAAACCTTGTGAAAATGTATTACCTGATTGGAAATTGCAAGTAACTACTTGTCCTGGATTTACTTTAAGGTAGTGTTGGCAACCCCAAAACATATAGTTTTTTGTTCCTCCTAAATTTTGGGCATTACAACCTGAGTTATTATTTACAATGTTAGTTAATGCTCCAATTGTATTAAAACTATTAATAAAGTCATTTACAGAATTACCTGGTGCATTTGAAGGACCAAATTGATTACAAGGTTGCATTACATATGCAGGCATACAATATGGTGCTGGTCCTACCCCTATTTGTGATTTTGAAATGTGTGGAAAAACTACAACTATTGCAGTTAGAATCCCTAATAAAAATTTTTTCATTGTATATTGGTTATATACAATATATATTGTAGAAATTCTGGGTTTTCCACACCAATGAGTGGGCGGTGTGTAATATTTAGGGAGGAAATTTTTGTAGTTTAATGGATATTTATTATATGTAAACCTTTAAACTATGGATAAAGAAAATTTAGAAAAATTAATCTCAGATGGTAATTCTTTAAATACAATTTCAAAAATTACTAAAAAATCTCTAACCACTATACGTTATTGGGTTAAGAAACACAACTTAAACTCAAATTATAAAAACTTTAAAGGGGTTGGTGTTAAAGAATATGGTGATTATAAACATTGTCCCAAGTGTGATTGTAACTTACCTTTAGATTCTTTTTATAATAGAAGAAATAAAGTGGGTAGTTCAGTTTATTGTAAAGAATGTTCTAAAATTCAAACTTTAGATAGAATTAGAAAATTAAAACAACAAATGGTTTCATATAAAGGTGGTAAATGTGTTAGATGTGGTTATGACAAATATGTAGGTGCTTTGGAATTTCACCATTTAGACCCTAATAAAAAAGACTTTAATCTTTCCCACTTAAAAAAATATTCATTCAATAAATTAATTACTGATGAATTAGATAAATGTATTCTTGTATGTGCTAATTGTCATAGAGAAATACATAATGAATTAAATTAGTGATCCCGACAGGAGTCGAACCTGTAACCTACAACTTAGAAGGTTGTTGCTGCTATCCAATTGAGCTACGGGACCAAATTATGTAATAGAGGTGGGTTAGAATTTTTAAGCCCTCGATCTGACCCCTTTCGGGTACGTTTCCGACCCCACATATTACAGTTAATTAATGATTAGCGTCTCTAAATTCTCTTGGTGAAACAATTTCAATTTTGGTTTTTGGGTGTTTGGTGTGTATAAATTTAACCAAATCATCAGCCATTGGGGGGATGTTTATATGTTTAATACTTAACTCGATAATTGCTTTTGCCTTTTTTCCGTGTGAAGGGTTTAATTCATATTCCCAATGAGTATAAACCGCGATAGGTGTTGATTTATAAAAAATCGTATCTCCCTTTACAGAGTAATCTTTCATCTCATCAACACTCAAAAGATATTTGTCTGTTGTACAAGAACCAAGTACCAAACCAAATGTTAGGATTGTAATTATTTTTTTCATATTAATTAATTTAGTACTCCGTAGGGGATTTGAACCCCTGATCTTCTCCGTGAAAGGGAGATGTCCTAGGCCGCTAGACGAACGGAGCGTTTTTAACAATACAAATATACAAAAAACTTTTTAATATAAAAACAAAAAATCCAACTTTTTTATGGTCGGATTTTGAGGATTGTATGTATATGGGACATAACTACACGCGACACTCAGTCCGACTTTTAGTCGATTCTCTTCTTTCTCTTATTTCGAAAAACCTGAATGTCATAGTTACGAGAATATTTGTTGTTTGTAATTATTAAATATGTACAAAAGTATAAAAATTTAACTTATATGTCAATATTTTTTAAAAATTATCTTAAAAGTGTTAAATGACCAACAACCTGTTTTAATTTACCACGAGTGTCAACCCATCTAACAATATAAACGTAAACGTCTTGTTTACATTGGTTACCTTTATAAGTACCATCCCACCCGAGATTTTTGGAATTATAAATTAATTCACCCCAACGATTATAAATAAAAATTTCTGGGTTACTAAAATTATAACCATATAAGTTAAAAACATCATTTAATCCATCGTCGTTTGGTGTAAAAGAATTAGGTACATAAACATAGGTATCTTGACACGGTATTACTAAAACATTATAAGATATTGTATCGGTACAACCAAGGTCGGAAATAAAATATAAATTTATATTATATTGACCTTCTTCGGTCCATGTGTAAGTAAGAGGATTGCCAACAAAAGTATCAGGCCCAACGGTCCAAGTATATATACCATTTACTCCAGCATTTGAACTATAGGTAAATGTTGTAGTTGTTTCAGGGCATAATTCAACTATTTGTTGAGCATTAAGGTTTATACCCAGTATTAAAAATACTAACGTAAATAAATTTTTCATTAGTTGTGTTGGATTGGACTTAATACAGGTGCTGGACTTACTGTTACCGTTGTGGTCGTTGTAAAAGTACAGCCGTTTTGTGTTATGGTATACGTAATATTAAAAGTACCCGTTCCACTTGTTGTAGGACAAAATTGATTTCCGACAACTCCTGTCCCTGACCATGTACCACCTGCCGGTGTACCCACTAAATTAACACATGGAGCACCAGCACAAAAAGGACCTATTGCTGTTATTGTCGGCACTATTTGTAATACAAAAACATTTAATGTTATTGGTGTGCTTTGACATCCTGATGCAGTATTTGTCGCGTAAACAGTTACAGCGTTTGTGTTTAAACCAGGAGGAAGGGTATTCCAATTAACAGTGATAGAATTTGTGCCAACACCTGAAGTTATAGTACCAGGAGCTGAAACAGTCCATGTATAAGTATGACCTGGACCTAAAGAAGGTACCTGATAAATTGAACCTGTCGCGTTATAACAAACGGTATCGGGGTTTGTGGTTGTCAATTGTGCAAACGAAAGTGTTGCTAAAAACATAAACAAAATAGTAAGTAATTTTTTCATTTTTCTTTTTTTTTAATTATGACTTATTGGTCCTATTGTTATTGGTGTTGGGTTGCTATTCCCATTGTAAACATTGATTGGTGTGGTGACATCACAGGCAGTACTTGTATAACTACCCCATACACCATCTGACCCCGGTGTAACTTGTATTAATAAATTTTGTGGTAAACATGAATTGGCTACTGTAACCCTAAAACACATAGTCCAAGAACAACTAGAAGTATTATTATCTCCAAAATCGTTTCCAGCATTACCATCGTTGTTTAAATCAAAAAAATACCCAGGACCTACTGTTACAACAGGTGTTGCAACACTTGTAACGGAATTCATCCAAATCCACTGACCACCTGTAGAACTACCTCCACAATTTGCAGGGGCTGATATAGGTGTTAAGCCGGTCCAACCAGGACCTAAATTAATATCAAAACCTTCAAACCAGTTAGAACCGGTCTGAGTATAACCATTCATAGTAAAACAAACAGTAACCATAGTACCTGGGGTGTAGCCACCAGGAGGGGGTAAAGGTGTTAAATTAAAAGAGGTACTACCAGTACATTGAGCATTGGTTTTTACTGAAATTAGTAATAGAATTAAAAATGTTAAATTTTTTAAATATTTCATGTGATTTATTGTTCACCCATTAAACTCTTATCTAAAACTAAAGTTGATATTCTATATAATTTTCTTTTAAATCCGTCAGCTTTTTTGTGAAATCTTTTCTCAAAGAATTTAAAAAACTCATACGGGTCTTTCATCGCTTTTTGTGGAACCAAATCCATCAATTTACCTTTATAAACACCACTTTGGATTAGTTGTTGATTTAACATTTGTAAAACACTATTCCACCCTTTAATTAAATGTTTCATTCCTTCTTCAGGTGATTTTGTTGATTTGATTGAAGGTAATCCTTGTTGAGTTCTTTCAATTTGTTTACCAATATCGTCCATCATTTCAAAAAAATCTAAACCTCTAATTCCAAAACTTTTAATAAATTCGTCAGCGTTAAAACTTTCTAACATTTGGACTTCTCTCCAAGCACTAGATTTTTTAAGAATATTCATAAACTGTTCCGATGTTGTAATATCCTCGTCTTTAATACTATAATAAAACTGTGTTATTCTAGCGTTAATCTCAAATCCAAGGTGTAAATAAATTAAATGTAAGAAATCACGCCATTGAGGGTATTTGCTGTCATCCATTAGTTTGACCGCCGCATTTAACATTGTTTCCCGTCCTTGATAAGGATCACCCGATGTTTTCATTCTATTATAATTCTCGTAAGCATGAGTTAATTCATGACTTATTGTTGGTCTTATTCTTTTTTTGAATGCCTCAAGGTCTAAATTATCTAATTGGTCTTGCGTTAAATAAACTGTAAACCCAAACTCTTGGTTTATAAAAATTTCATTAGGACCTAATTTAGATATAGCCTTTTTTGAAATATCAAAAGCGTGGTGAGCTTCAACAAAATCAGGTACGTCAGTTCTACTTTTTATTTCATTATCTAAAACTTCTTTAGGGAAGAACATTAGTACTAATTTTACCTTTGGGTTATATAAAGGAAATTGTTTAAATTTTGGATCTTTTATCAAACCTTTTAAGTCGGAATACCCACCTAATTTTACAACCCAATCGGTGAATTCTTTGCCTGTCATTTTGGTCGCACCTCTGTAAATTTTACCTTCAACTTCTTCACCATCTTCAGTTGGGTAGGCCATGTCTTTTTCTTCTATTTCGTCTTGATTGACGATACCTTTTGCCATACCAGAAAGAATTAAAGAAAAATAATCAACCCAAAAATCCACTGATTTTGGTACGCCCATGATTTCATTTAATAATTGTTGTTTTTTCATCAATTATAAATATCAAGAAAAGTTAGTTGTTTCTTTAAGTTTTAGTAATAATTCCTTTTCTTCTTCGGTAACTTGTCTAGGTACTTTAGGTACTAATTTAACATATAAATCACCTATAACACCAGTATCTTCATCTTTTATACCTTGGCCTCTTAGTCGAAACATTTTATTAGATTCACAATAATTAGGTACGGTTATTTTAAACTTACCACTCAAAGTTTCTATCTCAACTTCTTTACCTAGTACCATGTCAACAAAAGAGAGTTCCTCTATTTGATTTATGTTTAAACCGTTTAATTCATATTTTGGGTGTGACTTAACTCTAATTGTTAGAAAAACATCACCTCTATCAGCACCTACAACATCGTTTCCTGCGTTTGTAACCACCATTTTGGAACCTTCTGTAGTTCCTTTTGGGATTCGTATGTCTACCGTCTCAATTTCTTTTTTAGCACCAATTCCTTGACATGTATTACAATTTTCAGTTCTAACTTGTCCACTACCACCACATATATTACACATCATAAATGTTTGCATTCCTTGCATATTTTGTATATGCATACCTCGACCACCACAAGAACTACAACTACTAAATTTAATACCACCACTACCGCCACAACTTCTACAAGACCTGTCTACAAAAAAATTAACTTTTTTAACACACCCATAAAATACTTCTTCAACAGTTAATTCAATTTCTATGTTCAAAGGTCTAGCTTTCATTCTAAAGCCATTTCTTCTACCAAAAGGATTACCACCAAATGGATTTGGTTGTGGTTCAGGTCTTGGTTCTTGTTTTTTACCTGTTAAAATTTCGTAAGCATCTAAAACCTTTTTAAATTCTTCTGCATCCCCACCCTTATCAGGATGACTTTCCATAGCTTTCTTACGATAAGCTTTTTTTATTTCCTCTTCGGTAGCGGTAGGCTGTACACCTAATATATCGTGATATTTACTCATATTTTTATTTGTGATTCTATTAATCTCATCAACATAATCCATTATTTTTTTATAGTGGTCCAATTTAATTTGTGTGGAACATATTTATATATTATATGTATCAGATAGTTTTAACAGAAAATCGTAAAAAAATTAAAGTTCTCCACTCTTATAGTAGGGAACACGATGTTAATTATAGGTTTGAAAAATTAAAATCTCAAGTTATATTTTTCCCAAAGACTAAAATCTATAGAGATAAAATTTTGGTGGATGTTAATTACGAAATACTTCTTTTGAAAAAAAGAGAAGAAGAAGATGTTAATAGAATCATTAAAAACGAATTGGGTAAATTTGTTGAGGAAACTGTGGATGATGAAAATTGGATTATAGTTGATACCGCTCCATATTTAATTGAAGAAACTTTTAATGTTTCAGGTGCTAATCGTAAACTAACTGCTAAAGAAATTGTTGAGTATGTTGTTTTACCTAATAAAAACAAAAAAAGTCCTAAACAACTTTTAATGATAAACAACAAAATTGTTGTTGAAGGGTTAGAACTTTATTTGATAACCTGTAAAGATATTGATGAAACTGTAAGACTTTATAATAGGATAAGGACTTATTGTTTTGATAATAAAATAAGTGACATATTGTTTTTTGGGTCAATACCAAAAGAAAATCGTAAACCTTGGTACAAAAAGATTCATGATAGAACGGGTGTGGGTTACAATAGACTTTATCGTTCTAACTCAAGGTAAATTTTTTAAGCCCCGTTTGGATTAAATTAACGTCATCTTTAATTAAATAAACAAAATCCCCATCTTCGACTATACCGTCAACGTGATTAAAAACTTTTCTTAAAAGTCTAACTTTTTTTATAATAGGTTTTGTTTCATTTCTTTCTTCATCACACAAATATGGGTACAATTTACGATAAGAAGATGTGAAAAATAAAACCCAATTCATGTTTAAAGACGTATGATAAACCCATGGTTTTTCAGATTTTAAAACTTTTTCTTTAATTTCGTATTGGTTCTGTAATACGGTAACTTTTTTTTGATTGTCATACAATTCATTTGTTAACTCCACTAATTCTTTGTCGGAAAGATATTGTTCTCTTTCATAGTTTTCAAAGTTTCTATTGGTAAATTCTATGATATCATCTAACACTTCTTTTGGTATCTCCATACGTTAATGGTATTAAAAATAAATTTAGTACTAAATGATATTCTTTAAAAATGATTTACGATGATGTTCGGTTATGCCGATTTCTTTAATCATATTAATATGTTCTTCTGAACCATAACCTTTATTACTTTCCCATTTATATTTTGGGAATTCGTTATGTAATTGTTTCATATACTCATCTCTTGAAACCTTAGCTAAAATAGACGCTGCAGCTATTGAATAATAAGTGTTATCCCCTTTGATTACACAAGTGTGTGGAATATCTTTATATTTGTTAAAATAATTACCGTCTACTAGTATATGGTTAAAACCTTCCATATAATCCAAACAATTATGCATAGATAACATGGTTGCCTGTAGAATATTAAGCTTATCAATTGTTTCAGGTAAAACTAAAGAAACCGAATAGTTCAAAGCATTCTCAACTATTATTTTATAAGCCTCTTTTCTCTTCTTTTCAGATAGTTTCTTAGAGTCTCTTACAATTGGGTGGTCAAAGTCTTTAGGTAGTATTACAGCTGCAGAAACAACGGGTCCTGCAAGACATCCACGACCAGCTTCATCGATACCTACTTCGATATTGTTTGCGTCAAGGTAAGGTCTTAAATTCATTTGGATAAAAATTTAAAATTAATACCATACAAATTAAGTTCGAATTCATCAACTAACTCTATAGTTGTTAACTTTTTTTCTTTTATGATTTCTTTTTGTAAGTTTTCGTGATTTATTTTTTCTAAAGTAAAAATAATTGTAGTCGGTATTGGGAAACCTTTTTTAACTTCTTCCATTTCTTTGAGAGAAAAGGCAAAATCAACAAACTCTTTTAAAGTTGTTATTTTATTTATTACAGTATTACTCATTTTAAAAACATTAATTTTAATTTATCAAAAAAACTTATCTTTTTTTCAACATGTACAGTATTTGGTTCCGTTAAAATTTCTTCGCCTAAACCTTTATCTAAAATATCTCTGATAAAATTTTCTTTTTTAATTTCTGTTGCGACCATATCTTGTCGTATTTTACGTTCCTCGTCTTTAATTAAATTCCTATTCATCTAATAATTTTTTAAGTTCTATTTTTAAATTTTCTCTTAAATCTAATAAAGGTTTAATCATTTCTAAAGACTTTCTAAAACCAGGATGTAAGGGTGACGGTAAACTTTTTTCCGTAAACCAGCCATAATCATCGTTCTCATTTTTTTGTAATTTAGGTACTTTAAATTCTGTGTCTACAAAACCTACCATAACATAATGGGTATGTCCCATAGCATTAGAAGTACCTACTACTCGGATATCTTTAACCAAGTTAGGATTTAAACCTATTTCTTCTTTTATCTCTCTTTTAACGGTTTCTATTGGGTCTTCGTTACCTTCCATACCACCCGCTAATGCGGACCAAGTGATTGGGTAATTTACACGGTGTAACATAAAAAACCTGTTTGTGTCTTTAGCAACCATTATAATTCCGACTGATTGATATTCTTTCTTTGCCATAATATAACTTGTTTACTATAATAAATATTAAATAAAAAACCCCACATTAAGTGGGGTCTAATTTTTTTAGGTTATTTACTGTAACTTCGTAAACAATGACCTACCCATGCTAATGAACCAAGTAAGACAGGCATCAATAAACCCGAACCCCCCATAAGGGATAAGTGTATAGATGCGGCTCCTGCCATCACTGTTGATATTAGTAGAGCTCCGTAAATTGAAGTTTTTGGGTATAACAATAAAGCTACACCAATTACTTCAGTAACACCGATTAAGGCCATGTAAGGAAGAAGATTCATGGCTGTAAAATTTGTAACCATTTCTTCTGTTGCAATAATTTTAGTTGTCCCACTCATCAACATCATTGCTGATACGATTACTGTAAGAACCCAACCTAAATTTTTAAGTGTTAGATATTTTTTCATAGTGACTCTAATATAATTTATTAATTTGATAATGTAAAGTTAAACACCTGGTGTACCTTGATTGTTAGGTAAGTTAAAATGTCTTTCTACAGCTTCTTGTAAAGTATGCATCAACCAAACCGAACCTGAAGTTAAACAACCATCTAAGAAAACAGAGATTAATCCTTTTGGAATTGTAAATAAACCCATAAAACTTAGACTATCATTTACAATACCGTAGTATTCTGTTGGGGACCATACTAACCATGAACCTAAAAAACCAACGTATGTTGGTAGACAAATCATACAGGTAAACAAAGTACCAAAAAAGTTTGGGTTAACAGTTGACCAAAAAGTACGCCAACCTTTAAAAATAGAACCAAAAACAATTATGTTTGAAATTCCGTAAGCGATTAAAAGAAAAATTAATAATTTCATAGATTATAAGTTTTAAAATATTTATATTTGTATAGTAAAAATAAGATTTTAATGGAGAAAAGAAAGCTTTCAGTATTTGATTTTGATGGTACTTTAGTCGAAACCCCAATTGGGTCACCTGAAAATAAACAAAAATGGGCTGACTATTACGGTAAAACTTGGCCTTACTTAGGTTGGTGGGGTCGTGATGAGTCCATGGATACAGCCGTTTGGGAAATGCCTGTTGTTAGGGAAGTGTTTGATGCTTACCAAAAAGAAGTGGATAATCCTGAAACACTAATGGTTCTTTTAACAGGTAGATTAAAAAAACAAGAAAATATTGTTAGAAGTATTGTTAATGACCGTGGTTATCATTTTGATTATTACCTATTTAATACAGGTGGTAGAACCTTAAATAACAAAATAAATCATTTAAATAGTTTATTGAGTAAATACCCTGATATTCGTGAAGTTGAGTTGTGGGACGATAGATTGGAACACTTTGAAGACTTTGAGGCTTGGGGTCAAAAACTTAAAGATTTGGGTCGTATCGATTCTTTTTATCTGAATAAGATTAAGTCTGACCAATGGGATAAATTTGTGGAATAATAAAAAACCCTCTTTATTGA